GGGCTATTGATCGACCTTTCACTTAGACTTAAAAAGCTCTTTTGACAAACGCGGTTGACGACGCAAACTCTAGTATATGCTACCTGACTACAGTATCGGCTTTACGCAAGAGGAGGTTGAGGAGATCATGGCCACTCAGAAGAAGGAGCTTGCCAAGGTTCTAGTTAGCTTCTCTGATAACGGCACTCAGGCCGTTCGTCGCAAGCTGGACGACATCAACAATATCATCGCCGCCTGCCAGAAGGCCCTAGTGAAGATGGACCCTGACCAATATGGCGAAAGGCACAATACGCTGGTAGCTAAGGTTCCTAGACGTATTTACAAGTAAATCTTATGTCTCCAAAAATCTCACCGATCAAGAAGGCTATTGCCAAAGGAACAAAAGGCTTGATGGACCTCGCCTTCGGCTCCACTTGGGACGCAGCCAACTACTCGCCAAGGAGAGCGCAGACTCCCGGCGCAGCACCCACCGATTTCAACCATGACCTCACAACTCAGACTCGCGAAGAGTTGGTGCGTGGTTCTCGCTACATTATGCGGAATAGCGGACTCCCGCGTGAGCATCGTGAGCTATCGTGGCTCTACGGAGTGGGGCCAGAGGGATTGAAGATGCAGGCGACCACCAATGACGACGAGTGGAACGAGACTGCTGAACAGTATTTTAAGAAATGGTCCAAGAGGGCCGACGTGACCGAAAGGTTTGACTGGCCCTATATTCAAAAACTGGTTAGCTACGCCATCGACACTGATGGGGAAATCTTTGTTATCAAGACCCGCAGCCGTCGCACCAAGGAGGCTAGACTGCAACTCATCGAGACGCACCGAGTAGCCAGCAAGGATATGCGAAGTGCCAGCCCGTCAGAGCAGCAGGAGAAGTGGATCGACGGCATACGTGTTGACCACCAGACCGGCAAGCCAATCGCCCTTGGCATCAAGGACGACGGCGGTAATGTGAGGTCAGTCCGATGGAGCAGCGTTATTCAAGTTGCTGAGATGGAATCCCCATCTGCTTACCGGGCTGTGCCTACACTCAGTCACTCAATTAACCACTTCCTCGATGAGTCAGAGATTTTGGCTCAAGAGAAGGCAAACGTAAAAGCCGCTGGCGATGTCATAAATGTCCTGAAGCGGAAAAGCGGCTCGCTAGAAGAGGGGACTGATTACGACCCTTTTGGAGCCAATGACCTCGACGAGAACGGCGACCTGTCCTCTGACCCGAAGGCACTCGCAAGTATTACAGGGCAGAAGACGCTGGCCATCTACGATGATGAAGAATACCAGAGCATCGAGTCGAATCGCCCCAATAATACTTTCAACGGGTTTATTGACCTGTTGCGCGAAGACTCTCTGCTGGGCGGGACTCCCGGCGCACTCGCCATTGGCGGGAAATCTTTGAGTGGTGCTACTAACCGGCTGATGGTGGCAAAGGCAGAGCGCAAGTTTAAGGCGCGGACTCGCACCATCGCCAGCTTCGCGGAGGCCGTCTGGTTCTTCGTTATTGGTGATGCCATTGATCGCGGAGAACTGAAGGCCGTCAAGGGATGGTCCAACATCTCTGTAACACCCCCTCGCTCACTAACTGTGGATTCCGGTCGAGAGAGCGAGTCCAATCGCCGTGACGTAGACGCCGGAATTAAACTCGTCAGTGACTCCTACGAGGAGCAGGGTGGAGACTTTATGGGTTCTATGCGAAAGAAGGCCCGCCTCATCAAACAGGTTCAAGAGCTGGCCGAATCTGAGGGTATTGACCCTAAGACACTTTTCAACTTTGACTCCGAAAAAACAATCGCTCAGGAGTCAAGCGGAGGCGACAGCGCACCTAAGAACAGCGAATCAGGCGGTGCGCCGTCCGGTATGCCAGCCAAGAAATAATTAAACACAACCCACCTATGATAACAGAAGCCTTAAACAATGATTCTTGGGCTATTATGCCCTCATCGCTTGATAACATCTCCTGCAAGGTGATTGCCGGAGTCAGTGATCCAGTCCTCAATGACGAGATCACCGAAGGCACAGACGGCGCGTCTTACATTGAATCGAAGGCGGCTTTTATGTCCCAGTTTGAAGAACAGCTAAGGGTTGACCAAGATGGCTGCGGGTATATTAGCATCAACGGCCCAATGATGCTTAACCCCGGCCCATACGAGCGCATGGTGATCGGTGCTGCTGACATGGGTCGCATTGCTGACCTTGTTAGGGTGGCTGCTGGCGAAGACGAGATCAACAGTCTCGTAATCGAGATCAACAGCCCCGGCGGGACCGTAGTTGGGACACCTGAGCTTGCCGGAGCGATCCGCGAGTTCAACTCTACAGGCAAGAAGTCGGTAGCATTTACAAACTCACTTATGGCATCTGCCGCATATTGGGTAGGCTCGCAATGTAGCGAAGTAGTTTGCACAGAATCCGCCATCGTTGGCAGTGTCGGCGTTATTCGTGCTCATGTTGATCTGACTGAGGCTCGCGCACAAGCTGGTGTTAAGGTTGAGGTTTTCCGAGGCGGCGACAACAAGGTGGCTGGCGCATACAGCACAGAGATCAACGAGGGGCAGCGCGAATTGATTCAGCGGGGCATAGACGATAAGCACGCTGAATTTCAGGACGTAGTTCGCTCAACTCGCAACGTCGACCTAGCAATGTTAGACGGTCGCACCTTCTACGGCAAGCAAGCAGCCGAATACGGTTTCGCTGACGCAGTTGTTTCGTCGTTTGCGGGTGTCGCACCCCTAGTAAAGAGCGATGACTACATGGCAGAGGAGAGCAATAGCTCCAGCAATGAAGTTGACAACTCACGGAAAGATATGAGCAATCCTGCTGAAAATAACGAATCGGCTCCTGAAGCAGAAATCGCCGATGGCGAGGTCGCTATCAGCGAGGCTGTCGCAACGGAGCAAGCCGAGGAGTTTGCTTCAACTGAGAACACCTCCGACGTATCCGAGGAAGTATCCGAGGAAGTATCCGTAGAGGAGCCTAAAGAGGAGTCCGAAGAGGTATCTGATGTATCCGAGGAAGTATCCGCAGAGGAGTCCGAAGAGGTATCCGATGTATCCGAGGAGTCCGCCGAGGAGTCCGATGTATCTGAGGAGGAGTCTGAAGTAGCACTTGAAGATTCCGCAGAAGGAACTGAGGGCCGCGAAGATTGCGACAAGGACATCGAGTCCAAGGAAGATGAGTCAGGGGGAGATGAACCCAAGGAAGCAAGCCTTGAGTCTCGCGTTGACGACCTAGCACGCAAGCTGGAAGCACTAATCGCAACGCTAAATCCCGAGAAGGATGAGGAAGCGAGCGAGGAGGAAGCATCTGAGGAAGCATCTGAAGAGCCTGTCGAGGAGCCTGTCGAGGAGCCTTCCTTTGAGGAGCGCGTCGAGGAGGCCGCTGAAGCCAAGGCTGCCAAGATTGCTGCTGACAGCGGTGTTGATTCCATCTCAGCCACTGCCGATCAGGAGGACTCCAGCAAGTATGCTAACTTCACTGACGCAGAGCTTTGGGTCCAGCACTCTAAGATCCGCAACGAGGAAGGCGAAGTCGCCGCTCGCGCATTCTACGTGAGTCAGATTCGCAGCAAGTAATTTCAACAATTTGACAGGGGCGCATGAAGCGGCCCTGTCCCCAATACACACACAACAATAATACACTATGGCTAATACTACAGCAGCCGTGAACGTGGATCGACTCGCTGAGTTGACCCTCGACACGCTAATTACAAAAGGAGTGCCTCTCAGCGCATTCACTACTGACCTCACCTCTTCTGTTTCTCAGCGCGGTGATGTCGTTCGCACTCGATACGCAGGAAATCCTTCTGTTGTCGATTTCTCTGACCCAGCAAACCGCGTTGCGGCTGATGCTGACCTCACTGACCTCGCTGTTACTCTCGACCAGTATCAGGGTATCGGAATGGGCTTCACTGACCTTGAGCGCAGCTACACTGACTACGACCTCATCCAATTCCACGTTGAGCCTGCTGTTGCAGCCCTCGTTGACAAGATGATCGAAGATGCACTTAGCTTGGCTGTCGTCGGTAACGTGGCTGATTCACAAGTCTCTACTGCTGCGGCTTTCGACGCTGACGCTGTTGCTGACTTGGCTGAGGGACTTAGCACCCGCAAGGTCAGCACTGCTGGTCGCGCAATCATTATTCCTCCTAGCTACATGAACGGTCTGCTCAAGGACAGCGTTCTGATCTCCGCTTCAAACAACGCAGAGGGACGCACTCCTCTTCGTGAGGGAATGGTTCGCCGAATCCACGGATTCGATGTCTACGAGTATAACGGCACGATCCCTGCCAACTCTCGTAACATGACGGGTGTCGCTCTCCAGCCACAGGCACTTGCGATTGCTTCTCGCGTCGTTGCTGCTCCTGAGAACTGGAACGGTCAGGTTCGTAACATTACCGATCCTAACAGCGGCCTCACGATCCAGCTTCGCCACTGGTATGACGACATTCAGCAGCGCACTGAACTCTCCGTTCTTTACGGCGTGAACGCTGACAGCACGACTGGTTCAAAGGCTACTGCCATTGTTTCCGCTTAATAGCTGAAAAATAACTCAAAAGGGGCGGGTGGTTCTAGCCGCTCGCCCCTTTTTCTTTTACCGGATACCTTAACGGAAAACAAAGGAAACCAATTATGGAAAAAACATCACTTGTAATCGGATTTAACGGAGGCAAGGCCACCGTTATCACTTGTGGAGACGTGGACGAATGTTCTGCGGCATACCGCAAAGAGATCGACTCTGACAAATTTGAATTTGTTGGAATGCTTCGCAAACCCTCTTGGTATAAGCGCGGTAAACCCGGACTCGTCCAAAAGCAAAAGGAAGAAGCTCACGAGAAACTCACTCAGGAGCTTGATAAGGCTAACGAGAGGGCTGTCGAGGCAGTCGTCAAGGCAGAGGCTATTGAGGAGCAACTCAAGAAGGCTGAGAAGCCAGCCCCGAAGAAGAAGGCTGCCAAGAAGAAGGACTCCGAGTAAAACAACACTTTTAGTGTGTAATAAAGCCGCCAGTAGCCTAGAGGGGTTGCTGGCGGCTTTCTCTTTTGCGTTGACGCTATCCTAAAAGTATGGGCAAAAACTTACTTCAAACGGAGATGGCTGACGCCGTTATCGAAATCGTTGATGACGCTGGGTTCGACATTGAATGGAAGGGGCAGGAATACAGAGCGATCCTCGACGACCCTCAGATCATGGAGGAACTTGATATTGGCGGCTTTGCACCCGATGGATCATGGGTTCTTAAAGTCCCGCGAAATTATTTTAACACGGGAGATGGCCCATTCCCAGAAATTAACGATAGAATCAAGATGGACGGTAAGGCTTACGTGGTAGTCGAGAATACCAATCGACCCTTCTCGCCTCTATTCGCGATGACCGTCAAAGCTTAATTATGAACATGGGAATCGAAGAAACGCTCAAGAGTTGGCTTGAGCAGGATGGGGTCACAGCAACGGTCAACACTGGGCTGTCGTCCGAACAGATCGCTAGTGACGATCAGACCGTGTTTGTGTCTGCTGAAAGCTCAGATCACCGCGTGGGGCCGCTACAGATGGTGATGACCAAGTTTATCGTCACTACACCCTCACACATGAACGAAGACGACGACGGCAATGCGGCTCTACAGTCGCATCAGGACTTATCTAGCCAAGTCAGGGGTTTGGTGGAGGGGTGGGACGCATCCAGCCTGAGAGCCACATTTGACAGCGAGAGGTCGCCTGATGAGTTTCGCGGGGCTTTCTTTGTCGGTGAGGAACCTACCGTGTCGGATGGCGGCTGGCTGACCACTCTCAGTCTCAACATGGGGGTGTTCAGAGGCTAGGCGATGGGGTTGACAAACGGATTTTGTTATGGCAGCACACATCGGAGTAACAGCTACAGACATCGCCACCCCTGCGGGTAGCTATGCCAATGAATCTTCCAAGTCAAAAAGCGTAAGCAGCGTGACTGTTCAGGATGAGGATGGAAATTATGTCGTAGCATCCACCACCAAGACTGAGGAGATCACTTACACGCTCTCTGGCAAGGGAGACGCTGACCTTTCAAGCGTTGTTGCTGGCACTGCCTTCGCTGACGGAACATCAGTCATTACCTCTGCTCGCGTCACCGAGAACGCAGAGGACTTTCCTGACTTTGAGATCACCGCCAAGGAATACAAGTCACTGTAATTGACTCATAACTCAACACTCGACACACAATTTAGACATGGCAGTAACACTTGACGAAGTAGGCATCCAAAACTATCCAGCAGGAACATTCTGCGAATCCGTTGAATATGAGGCGGTCGTTGAGGACACCTTTATCCCCGCTTGCGACTCTAGCTTTGGAGCCGCCGGAACATACGCCCGTATGATTAACTTCACGATCTCCGGCAATGGCGACCTCAATGCTGCTCTCGTGCTTGGGTCAGACGGTGGGTCTGCTGGAGCCATCACTGGTGTCACGGATGGAGCCGGAACGCGCCTGATCGTCTCTACGGAGGAGGGTGAGAGCAATACTGGGTTTAACACATTCTCAGCTACCGGCGAACACTACCCCACCGCCGTTTAATGCAATAGAGGCCCGCCATCGCCTAAAGATGGAACAAAAATCCCATGAATGAATCAAACAGCCCTCTCAAGGGGGCGAAGCTAGAATTGGTGCGCGACAACAAGAAGCCCGCGCACTCCCCCAACACTAGGCTTGTCGCGTCTGCACTCGCCTGCGGGTTTAAATACGGCACAGACAAGCCGTTTATGGAAGCCTACGAAGAAGTGGATGGCGAGACTCAGGTGAGCGTCACTTGGCTAATGGACGCCTCCACAAAAGTCCCTTTCACTTGGGTCGAGAATCAAGACGGTAAACTCGTGGCTCGCGAGGAGAGTATTAGCTTCGGTGAGTTCCGCTCGCGCTACATTGATCGCGAGTGGATTGAGGCTAACCCCGATCACCCGATCTCGTATCTGCGTGCTACGCACACACAGCACCTCTCGATGCTCAAAGTTATCTCAAAGCTGCCTAAGCACCACGTTATCCGCAAGGGTTCGTCCAAGGTGAGCATTCCTGACAACGCTACACCAGAAGAGCGAGCGTATTTTCTCAATCAACTGAACAAGCGCAGATAGCGCGGCCCTCACGCAAATCACACAAATCACACAAATCACACAAATCACATGGATTCAGAAGATATTTTACTAGAGGCGGGAAGCAAGACCTGTGGACTTGAATTGAGGCCATTCACCTTCGGCACGCTGCAACTGTGCCGCAAGCTGGGTCTAGATATTTTCACAGGAGAGCGCGAGGCCACAGAGGGCGAGGACGGCGATTTTGATGGCGACAGCATTCAGCAGATACAGACATTCATCTGGATTCAGTCTCAGCCAATCAAGGATGTTCTACGCGCAGTCAAGGATGGCACTTGGGAGGACGAGGTTATGGAGTTCTCTTTCGGGCTGGAGCTGTCTGACATGAATGATATTATGTCATCAATTAACGAGATTGGTGACGTAGCATCCACGGCGGTAGACGTTGTGGAGAAGCCACAGCAGGAATCCTCAAGCAGTGAAAGTCCTCCTCCCCCAAACTTATAAAGCCAGCGTGGGGGGTCGCGTTCCTCTATTCGCTGGCTGATGGCAGGCCAACCAAGGAGCAGGAGCACTGGATTATGTGGGAACTCCCGCTGATCCGCGCCTTATCCTATCACCATTGCGTCCTTGCGGCCAATGACGAGTGGACTGTGCCTCTTGGCGGAAAGGCTGATCTTGCCGTCAAGATGAACGATCAATATCAAGGCTTGGTGGATGCTTCTGAGGCTATGTCTGACGAATGGGAGGGTGAGGGTGCGTTCGCTGACTTCTAGGCTGCTGGATTGACAGGCTCAGATTGGTATGGCTGAGGAGAACTTACTCACACTCAAGAACGGTGCGGCGTGGGGCGCGGCCTTGGCTGTGGAATTAAAGCGACAGGTGAAGAAGAGCCAAGGGGAGGTTATGAGAGATTTCACTAAGAATCTCGTGTCGGAAATCATAGCATTAACGCCTCCACAGGCAGGTAAGCACCGCAGGGGCGTGGCTGCTAAGAAAAGGGGAGAGCGGACAACTGAGGTTCATATTCGCCGCGTATTTGAAGGCGTGACAAAGCGCAAGTTATCGCCCGCAAACCCATTGGCAACTGGAGCGCATACACAAAATCAGACGATTGCTTGGATGGCGGCTGCACACAAGAGAGCGCGTCGAAAGGGAAGGGTTGAGAGATCAAAGAGTCGCCACCGCCATAAGGTGATGAAGGGGCAGCTAAACAGATACATTCGTATGCGGAAGTCCAAGGTCGGCGCACTCGCCGCAGGGTGGCACGCAGCCGCAGATGAGTTTGGCGTCAGGGGCCGAAACTTCCCTGCGTGGATGAGGCGGCATCAGGGCAAGGTGGGCAGTAGTGCAAAAATTGTGATCCGTAAGGATAATATTCATATCAGGTTCTCCAACAGGGTTAGGTTCGCTGGTGATGTCGCAATTATGAAGCGCAGGCTGAGTTGGGCGATGGGAGTTCAGGCTGACAAGTCACTTCGCAAGAAGATGAGGAAGGGCTTAAAGGATGCCGTTAAGAGATCAAAGATTGTGGACTGGAAGTGAAACCAGCTAAGGATTGACAACTTGACAGATATATGGCCAATTCGCTTACCGCAGAGCTAAATCTGAACATCAGAAAGTTTACCGCCAAGCTCAATCGAGCAGAGCGGCAAGCCAAGTCTTTTGGTAGTAAGGGCGGTCGATCTGCTGGAAAAGCGATGGGCAAAGGTATTCGCGGCGGAGTCGCGGGGGCGATGCTGAGTATTTCCAAGACGATCACCAAGTCAATGGCTGCTATTGGACTTGCTGCGGGAGTAGTCTTCGCCAGAACCATCCAAAGGGCCGTCGCGGAGGCAGGGCAGGTGGAAGCCGCTGAAATGCGATTCAACATTCTCACCAGTGACGTGGAGAAGAGCAATAAGGTTCTAACCGTTCTGCGACAAACCGCCATGCGAACGGGCATCACATTTGAGGCTATGGCAGGGAACGTAGGCAAGTTCATGGCGTTCGGATTCTCCCCAGAGAAAGCGATGGAGCTGAACAAAGGCATTCTCGATGTGGGTGGTGCTGTGGGTATGACAAACACTGATATGAAGCTATTGGGTGTCGCTTTGTCTCAGGTTGCTGCCAAGGGTGTTGGCTCTATGGAGGAATTGAGGCAGCAGATTGCGGAGAAGGGAATCCCGATCTTCAAGGCACTGGAGGAGCAACTCGGTGTCACGGGAGCAGAGCTGAACAAGATGATTCAAGAGGGCAAGGTCAGCGCAGATGTTGTTCTAGGGTTGTTTACCGACGTGGCTAAGGGGAAAGGCCCGCTCAAAGACTTTGCTGGCGGTGCTGATAAGATGGCTACCACCTTCCAAGGTAAGGTGGGTAGAATGAGGGCGCATTGGGGCGAGTTCCTCAAGCGGTTCGGAGCACCTATAATTGAGGCACTCAAGCCGGTCATGGATGACTTGCTTGTGATTATGAAACGCATGATCCTTGATGCTGACTCATGGGGGTCGAGTATCGCTAATGCCATGTCCAAGATAGAGAATTTTACCAACCCTATTGCGACTATGGCAGATTCGCTTGATGGATTCTCGAAAGCGTGGGATGCCTTTGTTGACTATGCGGTTAAGTCTTTTGTGAATAAAATGATTACATTCTACGCGCTATTTAGGGTTCGCATGGAAAGCGAGATTGCGCTGTTAGGCATAAAGATTGTGGATGTCCTCACAACAGGCTTTCGCGATATGGATTTTTGGAGTGCTATTGTGATAGGTCAAGCGGAGTTCTTCTTAAATTTCACCGCATCGCTTACGAATGCAGCAACGGCATTCGTAAGGAAGATCGAGGAAGCCATCCCGCTCTTTGCTAAGCTGGAGCTTGGCGATAAAATGCAGGCCGGAGCAGAGTCGCTCGCAAGCGGGGCCGAGATTGCTGGGGATTTAAGTCAAGGATTTGAGGACGCATACAAGGGCAGGCAGCTTGAGAGAGCGTCTGTGAGAAGTCAAATCAATGATAAGGTCATTGAACAGATCAGGAGTGCTATAAATGGCCTAGATTTGGCCGATGCCACGGGTAGCAGGAGACGACTTGAGGAAGTCCTAAAAGGCTTGACCAGCCGCCCTCGTGAGGAGGAGGAAAAGATGGGTCCAGCCGAGGATGATAAGCCAACAGCTCCTAGTCCTGCGGCTTTCGCTGGACCCATGCTAAATGGGAGAGTGGACCAGATGAACAACGCCATAATGGGTCGCAGCGCGTTTTCCATTATTGCTATCGAGGCGCAGAAAGCCACGGCGCAGAGAGATAAAACGAACACACTGCTACAAGGCATCAAGGACGAGCTAATGGCAGAAAGCGATGCTGAGTTCGTTGGTCCGCCAGCCTCTCTGAGTCAATTTGCTTAACGAGTTTCAACACAAATATCACAATATCACACAATGGCAGAAATAATCAAAACAGTAGGACAGTCGTTTTCAACAGACGACATCGGTGTAACAACTTGGACCTGTAAATACTATGTATCGTCTAAAGGCGACTACCACAAGGCGGGGTCCGATGCACCTGTGGACGGTTTGATTGAAGTCAGTCGAGACGGCCAAGACCAGAAGGGTATGGGCGAAGATGGAGGCAAAGAGGGCATGATTGTTACGGTCACTTATGAGGGAATCGTTGAACAAAAGCTCGCAGGAATCCAGAACGCACGAATTGAGTTTGACGCATCATATAGTGAGGAGCCGATTGACGCACACCCTAATATCTTGGGACTACGGGCTAATTTTGGTGGAGTTTTTGACGAGGAAAAGGGCAAGATGGTTTTCCCTCCAACAATCACGGATATTCCCGGCACAGGTAGCTTAATGGAAACTTTCGGCCTAGAGGCGACTGGCCCCGTATCCGATGGCACTCAGGAGGTTAAAAACCCCATGTTCGGTGAGGAGACATTCCTATCTCTTGGTGCTGTATTCAGACGCACCTACGCCGTCAGCGAGATACCTGATTACATAGTAAACTTAATAGGGACAGTTTACCAAAAGCTACCCAATGAGTTCAGAAACTTGGACCTACCTAGCGGCGAGCGAAACTGGATGCAGCAGCCGTTCAAGATGAGTAGAAGGGGCGGCGCATACGTCATAACCGACGAGTGGCTGCAATCACCTATTGGTGGATGGAATGAGCCTCTATACAGAGTGTTACAGGTCAACGCAAGGTAAGGGAGTATAAGATTATGCCAAACATTCCGCGAGAGCTAAGGGTTAGAAGGGGCGACGACATCTCTAAGGCATTACGTGCGCTAGTGAGGTACGCTGAGGCCGCAGAGGTTTATACGTCCAGCAACGACAAAGACCTCAAGGTGACGCGCAAGAGCCAAGGCACATTGGTTAGCGCAAAGTTTGAAAAAAACTCATTCCTTCACCCATTTAAGATTAGGGGTGACATCAATGGATTTAGCGTATCCGAAGGGTCCGTTAATGGCGCAACGCCGTTCATCAAGGGCAGCGATGATAAATCAGTTTCAATCAGTGGCTATGATGAAAACGGTGAATTAGTTCAAGTTCCTAAGATCAAGGTGAAGAAGGAATCTGATGCCCTCAAGACTTACATTGCGATCAAGGTCACTATGTTTGCTGGTGGTGAGGCCGGAATAACAGAATCGCCAGATTCACTCAGCGTGGTCCACGTCGAGGATTTATCTAATCGCTTTGCGCAGGGTGGTAGTCCGGTTCAGGAGGGTAACGATAGCAATGATCGCGTTGCTTACTACCCATTAGCCAAGCTCTACTGGTCAAAGGATGGTGCATTCTTGAAGTTTCGCCAAATTGTCCATCACAATCTCAACCACCGATACGTGGCTGGCGGGACCAATGCCGAGGGAAACGCGGCGGAACGCCACTACTTTTGGGCGGCATGAGCAGAGGGGCCACAAGAGGAATCCTGACTCGCTTAACGACTATAGGTGAGAAGCTGAGGCAGCGATATGAGATTAGCGCAGAGGACTTTAACTTCCTTGCGGAGCGCATTGTGACGAATATTCCACTTGAGGTAAAAGCAGTTAGGCGGGGAGGCTTTAAGCACCCTTGGCATACGACTGTGGGGTGGGATGAGCGAGACAGGGTTTTCAAAGCATCTGTTCGACCGGGATACGTTAATGCAGGGGACGTGGAGATCAAGATACCCGCAAAGGACGCGAAGCAAGAGACGCTAGACAGGTTAGGCATCAATGCTGTGACAGACAAGACTGGCCCTGTGATTGCGGAGCTACATGAGAAGCCGCAGATAGAGATACTTAGCGCAAACCTTCGAAAGATTGGTTTTGACGCTGATCCCGTTGGCTTCAATGCTAATGTTGGGCTATCTGGCGGGTCATTCGCGTTTGAGCCTGTTCCTGCATACTTCGCTGAAAAAGGAGTCGAATCGGCCAGCCCACGGAGCATCTCTTTGTCTGGCGGGATACAAGAGCAGATCAAAGTCGGCGGGTTGCCCAGAGATGAGCGACGATACCTTCGCGCTATGGACATTGTTCTGACTCAGGAAAGACCGGCATCCAGAGGATTTTGGTCCGACACTACCACTGGTGGAGTGTCGTTTTCGATGGGCTACACGGGATCGTTTAACCCTGACGAAAACCGGGTATTTATCAGTAAGCGCAATAAGTTTGAGCCGCAAGAGGAGAGCTTTGACCCGCTGGAGGCAATCCGGGGTAACGCAGGGACCGATCCATTCGACAATATCCGCGTATGCACCATCTACTTGCTATCTCAACCGGGCAAAGGTGAGG